TAAAAATGTGGGGATCAAATGAGCGACTGGAAACTACTCAATACCTCCACAGCATCAGGCGCAAGCAGTGTCGAGTTTACCGATCTGACTGGCTACAAGATATTTAAGTTTGTTTTTGTTGATGTGAATCCGGCAACGGACTCAGTGCGATTCAGTTTTCAAGTAAACGCATCGGGTGGTTCGGGATTCAACGAAACCATCACAAGCACCTTTTTCTACGCCTACCATAATGAGTCTGGATCATCATCTACTTTGGGTTACGTTGGCAGTTACGATCAGGCGCAAGGCACATCGTATCAACCGATCACTGGTTCTGTTGGTAATGCGTCAGATGAGTGTGCGGCGGGTGAGTTATTTCTTTTCAATCCTGCCTCCACTACATTTGTGAAGCATTTTTACTCAAGATTAAATCACTACGATCCCGGAAATTACACCGTCGATGCTCATGTCGGAGGATACATAAACACGACCACGAACCTTTCAGAAATTTCCTTTAAGGCAAGTAGCGGAAATCTGGATGCGGTCATAAAACAATACGGACTGGTGGCAACATGAGCGGAAAACTAACTCTTATCTCATCAGCCACGGCATCCAGTTCGTCAAGCGTGGAGTTCACAAGCGGGATCGACTCAACGTATGACGAGTATCAGTTTTGGTTTGTTTCCTGTCACCCCGGTGCAGACGGCAAAGATTTTTTATGTAACTTTAGTACAGACGGTGGATCATCTTACGGACTTACCAAAACAACAACGGCATTTGTAGCGGAACATACTGAATCAGGATCGGGTGGTTCTTTGGCTTATTGGGGTGGAGGCGATTTGGCGCAATCAACAAATTCTGTAGCGTTGTCTAGCGCAACAGGAAGCGATAACGATCAATGTGTATCTGGATGCCTTCATCTTTATTCGCCGTCGTCAACAAGTAAAGTGAAGCATTTTCAATTTACCAGTAACAATTACTCCCACTCTGATTATTCAAGAAATATTTTTGGAGCGGGATACATCAATGTGTCAAGTTCAGCGGTTGATGCTGTCAAATTTACTTTTCAAGAAACAAACATAGATGACGGCAACATATATCTTTACGGAGTAAGTTAATGCACAAAATAGTAAACGGTCAGCGCGTAGAACTTACCGCTGAAGAAATATCACAACGCGAAGCGGAAGAAGCGGCATGGAACGCGGGTGCGTTTGATCGTGCAATGGCTGATCTTCGCTCCCGCAGAAACCAACTGCTTGCCGCTAGTGATTGGACGCAAGTAGCGGATGTTGCGCTAACTACAGAAGATGACACCGCATGGCGTGATTACCGACAAGCCCTCCGCGATCTCCCGGCAGGGCTGAGAACCGCTGACGATGTGAGCGCGGTGGAATACCCGACTGCGCCTTAATGATGACAGGCCATCAGAAAGCATTGCCTATTGACGCAGTAAAATTTAGGTACTTGTAATGCCTAATCCGTGGGATTCATGGTCATCCAATACGGACAATTGGAGCGCGGCTACTTACAAATGGGATGATCATTTACTTTATCCTTCTGCAAATACTTTAGCACTAAATGGGTACGCTCCTTCTGAAGTAGGCAACTATTTATTTTACCCACAAGAAGTTACTATTAGTTTAGGAGGACATTCCCCAGACTTTAAGTTTAGTTTTGCGCCAAGTATTGGAGCAGGAACTTTAACAATTAATGGACAGACTCCTATATTTGCTAAAGGAGTATTTACAACCGTACCGCAAGGCACTCTTACATTTGACATTTCAAAATGGTCAGATATTTCTGCAACTTGGTCGGCAGTTTCTGGAACTTGGAGCAGTTACGGTATGGCTCCAACAGTTGGGCAAACCCATTCATATGACCCAGAGACAGGGATATTCACTATTACAGGCCATGATTTAGTGGTAGTAAGAAAAGACCCAACATGGAAACCAACAGTATGGATAATATAAAAAAAGAAAGAAAATTTAGCTGGTCTGAGATGTGCTACAAAGCGGACCCACATCTTAATCAACCAAAGCCAATGTATGTGTTTGATAATGGGAATAGAGTTTTTTATTCTCAGCCAAAAAAAATAAAGGGAAAAAAATAATGTCTTTAGATGTTGCAAAGGCTGATATATTTAAGGCAACAGATCATACTTTAGCTAAGAATGTTGCTGAGAAATTAGAAGAGAAATATCCTGGATGGCTTTGGGCTGTAAACGTAATGGATGGAGTATTGTCTGTTAAGTCTATGAGACTATCAGGAAATTGGGGGTTTGTTCTTCATACTGATAAAATAGATAATGACTATAAAATGGTTGTTATGGCTGGCGGAGAAATACTAGAGAGGTTTAGACAGAAGCGAGGTGGATTTAACAACACCTTGTATAATGATCTAGCAATGGACGCGTCAGGAAAACTTAACGGGGACTATTCTCAATGAGCCGAATTAATCCGCAGCCTCCTACAGAAGGCTCAGAAAATGTATCAGTTGAGCAAATGGATGATGATACTCCTCTTATTGAGGATTTTTGGCTGCGTATTGCCCGTGAGGCGTATGAAGATTCTAGTGATTGGGTAGACTCTAACCTGCGTGAACAGTGGGAAAAAAGTATTTCACTGTTTAATAGCCAACATCCCCCTGGTTCTAAATATAATACTGGTGCTTATGAGAAGCGTTCCAGATTCTTTAGGCCTAAAACCAGGACCGCAGTAAGAAATCTTCAGTCTGCTATGGCTGTTGCATTCTTTACTAATGAGGATGTTGTAAGCGTACAGCCTAGAAACCCTAATGACCTTGAGCAAGTGGCAGCTGCCGCCGTATCTCAGTCAATCATGCAGTATAGGCTTACCAATACTATTCCTTGGTTCCAGACTATGTCTGCTGCTTTACAGGATGCCGCAGTACAAGGCGTATGCGTGAGTCACCAGTATTGGGAATACGAAGAACAAGAAGAATCTTATCTTAATGTTGACAACCAGAATCGTCCTGTGATGGATGAAGAAGGCAAGCCTGTAGTTACAAACCAGAAAACTTCTATTAAGGATAAACCAATTATTGAAATGGTTTCTCCTGAGAATATAAGGATTGATCCAGCGTCAGATTGGTCTGACCCTATTGAAAGCAGCCCATATGTAATCCAGCTCATTCCAATGTATATTCAGGATGTTCGTCAGAAGATGATTGACGGAGAGTGGATTGATATTCCTGTCGGAGAGTTGCTTGCGTCTGAAACTGACGAGGAAGATAACACAACCAGAATGATTCGTGACGAGCCGCGTGAAGATCGGTTAGATAACGATGCTGGTTACGGTGAAATTGACTCATATAAGATTGTATGGGTACATAAGAATATTGTTAAAAAAGAAGGGATTGATTGGTGCTACTTTACTGCTGGAGTAGATGCCATGCTTACCGAGCCAAAGCCTTTGCAGGAGATGTATCCTTGGCTTAGGAACGGTGAACGCCCATATGTTATGGGTTATACCAATGTAGAGTCACATAGAATTTATCCAGCTGGCACAGTAGAGCTAACACAAGAGCTGCAGGCTGCTGCTAATGACATCTGGAACCAGCGATTCGATAATGTTCGTCTCGCAATGAATAAGCGCTACCACATCCGTAGGGATAGAAACATTGATCTTGATGCTCTGTTCCGTTCGGTACCTGGCGGCGCAGTTGAGATGGACGACCCCGATACTGATGTTCGGGTTATTGATACGAGAGACGTAACGGGTTCTGCCTATGCTGAGCAAGACAGGATCAATATGGACTTTGATGAGTTGCAGGGCAACTTCTCAACCTCTACGGTACAGGGTGCGCGATCACTCAATGAGACCGTTGGCGGCATGTCTCTCATGGCAAGTAACAGTGGTACGGTTACTGAATATGTTTTGAGGACCTTCTCAGAGACATGGGTAGAGCGCGTACTTAAGCAGCTGATGCGGCTTGAACAATACTATGAAACTGATGCAGTTATTCTTGAGCTAGCTGGCGATGCAGCTGCACAAGTTAATGATCAGTTCCAGGGTGCCGTTGATGACCTGCTTAAGTACGAAGTCTTACTTAAAGTTAATGTAGGCATTAGCGCTACCGACCCATTAAGAAAGGTCCAAAACTTGGTATCTGGCATCCAGATGCTTGGTGAACTTCCAGGATTTGCCCAAAGTCTTAACGTTCAAGAAGTTGTCAAAGAGGTCTTTAGCCAGCTTGGATACAAAGATGGTGAGCGTTTTGTGAATATGGAAGAAGACCCACGAGTTGCTGAGATGGCTGCCCAGTTAGAACAAATGCAGATGTATATAGAAAGCGAGCAGGGTAAGCTTCAGAACCGATTGCAGGTTGAGCAGATGAAACAACAAGGGAATCTTGAGGCCGCTAACCTTAAGCATGGTGCAGAGATTCGTATGAAAGAAATGGAAGGTCAGCTTAAATATCTTGACCTTCAGCTTAAACAAGAAGATGTAGCTACGAGAAGGGCTGAATTAATGTTACAACGAGAGGCCCTGATTAATCAGATAGCCGATGCTGAAATATCTAGGCAAGAGGAAATGATTGCCGAAGGAGATATTGGTGTGATGGCTAGGAATGACTACAATAAGATACCTTACGCAGTAGGATGAGCGATAATGAATGGCCTCTTCAAGAGGCGGATATAACTGAAGATGTTTGTAAAGGCTGCGCTATATGTTGTGAAATTGAAATTAAGCCTAATTGGGAAGACCCAAGGCAGCTCGAATGGTTACACGCAATAGTAGAAAATCATGATAATATTCAAAACTCAGAACGCGGTATAAAAATTAGATGTTCTCATTTAATAGATAACTATAAATGTGGTATTTATGAGCGCAGGCCAAAAATGTGTAGAGATTTTAATTGTGTTAGTTGGGCTAAGGTTAGTAATAATTTAACACAGTATAATAAAGTTTTAGATAAATTAGGATATAATTAATTTATGGAATACTATGATCCCCGCGAAATCGGGATTGATGACCTAGTAAAGCGTATTCGAATAGGACACGCAACTAGAGATTTTTTAAATACTTCTGTTGGAAGATCAATTTTAGAAAAGGCTTTGTTTCAATATAAACAAGGAATAAATAATTTAGAAAAAATTGGATTCAACGGATTTAGCGGCTCTCAAGAAGAAGAGCTAAAAGAGTACCGGAAGATTATTTCTGATCTCTCAACACCTTTAAAGGCGCTTAAATGGTTTGATAGTGTTTTACAAGAAGGGGACAATGCTGATAAGATTGCGAAATACAAATCTTCTGGTGATTTAGAACCATAAGGAGATACTAATATGGAAAACGCTACCCAGCAGGATGCGTTAGAATCGGAAGAGGTTGTAGAAACTGAAGAAGCATCTGAAGATCAGCCTGTAGAAGATATCAGCGTTTCTGTTAATCCAATGTCTGCTAGAGAAAAAGCTCTAGAAGATATCTATAACAGACGCAGAGAAGAAGAAGGCGTCCCAGAAGAGGGCGCTGAAGAAGCTGTAGAAGAAGTTCCAGAAGCGCCAGTTTGGCATGATGGCGAAAGATGGGTTACAAAAATAAAGGTAAATGGCGAAGAAGTAGATGTTCCATTTGATTCTTTAAAGTCTTCCCATCAGAAAGACAGGGCTTCTCAAGAAAAATTTCAATCTGCTGCGGTTAAAGAGCGAGAGCTTTTATACAGAGAGCAGCAGTTACAAGAACATATTAAACAATTAAAATCTCAACCATCCAATCAGGACGTTGAGGAAAAGGAAGAAGTTAGTGATGTTGACGACATTGTCGAAAAGTATCACGAAGCATTATTCCAAGATGATGCAGCGGAGGCTGCTAAATTACTCAGGACCTTGGCAAGTAGTGGGCGCGGAGACGCTACCCAGAACATACAAGAGGTTGTAAATCAAGCTATTGTTTCTCACGAAGCGAGAAAAAAAGCAGAGCAAGAGCATATTCAGAGAGCAGCTTATCAGGCTGAATTAGAAGATGCAGTTAAATCTTTTAATGAAGACTATCCTGATATTGCTGAGTCTGAAGAGCTTAGAGCGATTGCAGATAGGAAGACGATTACCCTGACTCAGGAGAATCCTGATTGGACACCGTCGCAGATTATCAATGCAGCTGCTGAGTACACCCGTGAGTGGGCAGGAATCAGTCTTGAATCAAATGGTAGGTTTAATCGCAAGCAAAAAATTGTGAGACAACCTAAATCAGTTAGGGCTTCAGCTGGCAATTCAAAAGAAAGTGTTCCTTTAACATCTTCTGAGATTGTTGCAGAAATGCGTAAAGCTAGGGGTCAAACTATATAACTCTTTTGGAGGTTAATTATGGCTGGACAAGTATGGTCAGTTAACACCTCTGGTGGTTATATGTATGCCGACAATCTGAGCCGCCTGCTACGCATGGCAGTTCAGCCTATGGTCAAGTTCCGTCAGTTCTGCGACGTTAAAGACGCAGCGCATGGGGGTCTTCATCGAGGTGATACATTCCACTGGAACGTGTATAGTGATGTTGCCACTCAGGGCACCACGCTTACTGAAACCAGCACGATCCCCGAAACCTCGTTCACTATTTCTCAGGGAACCATGACCATTACGGAAGCTGGTAACAGTGTACCGTATACTGGTAAGTTGGATGATCTCTCTGAGCAGCCTGTGGCCGAAGTTATCAGGAAAGTGCTGAAAAACGATGCTGTTAAAGGATTCGATAATCTTGCTGCTACGCAGTTCGACGCTTGTAAATTGCGCGTCGTGCCTGCTTCCGGCACGAGCACGACTTCTTTGACGCTTACCACAAACGGCGTATGCGCAGTTAACAATAACATTGCTCTTGGTAAAGAGCACGTTAAGTTGATTGTGGACACGATGAAAGAGCGTAATATCCCGGCTTATGCTGACGATGATTATTACTCTATCGCTCGTCCCTCAACGTATCGCACTCTTAAGAATGATCTGGAAAGCATTAAGCAGTATATTGATGCTGGTTTCCAGATGATCATGAACGGTGAGATTGGCCGTTATGAGGGCGTTCGTTTTGTTGAGCAGACGCATAAGGCTGCCGCAGGCCTCGGTACTGCATCAAGCGCATGGACCAACAGCAAGTCTGATTGGTGCCTGTTCTTTGGTGAAGATACCGTTGCTGAAGCAATCGCTGTTCCTGAAGAAATTCGCGGAAAAATTCCTGGCGACTTCGGAAGGGACCGTGGGATTGCGTGGTATTATTTGGGAGGTTTCGGCCTCGTTCACACACAAGCAGCCCAGTCACGCGTTGTGATGTGGGATAGCGCGGCTTAAGGAGATATATTATGAGTTACAGTGATCCAAGAGCCTACATCTACCAAGATACGGTTGAAACTGATTTCGCTGCCGGTACTGGCACTGCTTGGAGTTTTAAAGGCCCAAGTGGCAAACAGGGTAGTTTGAAAAACATTGGTGTTCATGTTACTGAAACTTTTGCAGATGATACCATCACTGGAAAGGTTTTGGTTGGTACTACCGCTGATCCTAATGCTTATGGTCAGTTGGAAATTGCCGATACTACTGCGGCTACCAATGCCTACAACAACCAAGACGATACGAATGCAGTCATTTCTGATGCACTTCCGGCTGATACGCAGATTGAAGTTACCTATGTTCAGGCGACTGATTCTGGTACTGCCGCAGGCAAAGGATATGCATACGTTGAAGTCGAATGGTACTAGGAGTTTATCATGGCTAAAGATAGTGCAAGCGGTAAAATTCCTGCTAACGGTCTCTCTGAAAAATCGTCATTTGCTGGCGAATCCAATGCCTCTCTTGGCTTGGACAGCAAAGGCAAAGATCAGAAGCCCATTGGTACGGTGAAGAAGAGCGTCTCTGGTTCCCACGGGAAGTTTGAGATGTGCTAATTGATGCGGGGGAGGGGCAACTCTCCCCCAATTCATTACAGGATTAATCATATGAAACTTAATGTAATAACAGCATACATTGGCAACAAAGTTGAAACGCCTAAAGAGAGTTACGGTTCTACTGAACCCAGTGTCAAAGGATTCACCAGTGGCGATCAGCTGTTTGATGAGCGCTGCATAGAATACAAGCGTGAACAGCCTAATTCCAATAATGAAGCTAGGGCTAATGGCCGTATGGTTCGTTCTGGAATGTCTGTTTCAGGATGGGGATTTTAAAATGGCTATTACAGCAGACAGACGAAAAAAACTTCTTGAGCAAATGAGATGGCAGCTTCAACGCACCGGAGCAAGTGGACGCTCTAAAGAAAAAGCATAAAATTGGTGCTAGTTCTACTGCTGCACAAAGAAAAGCTTTTAAAGCAGCTAGAGATAAAGTTGTAAAACGTCACAAAAGGATGATCGGCAAATAATTGAAAATAATAACAGTTCCTGAAAAGGAAATAAAGGACTTTACCCCAGAAGATTTTGGCGGGATAAGGAAAGAAAAAACAGTTTGTGTAATTAGATATGGAGCTTTCGGAGATATACTGCAGACAAGTTCAGTATTACCTTTGTTGAAAGAGCAGGGATATAGAGTATGCGTAAACACAAGCGAAACGGGAAAAGACATATTAAGGTCTAATCCTTATGTTGATGAACTTTTAGTACAAAGAACCAATCAAATACACGCTGATAAACTTGATGAGTATTGGGCTCATTTTGATGGGTTGTTTGATAAAGTAGTACAATTCTCTGAATCTGTTGAGGGAACTCTACTAATTGTTGGAGATAGGACTGTTCAGCTAGAAGATGGTCCAGCTCTTATTCCGGGAGATGAAAGGTTTAAATGGGATAAAGAAGCTATTCATGCAGAGTGTAATATTAATTACATGGAAAGAATGCATGATATTGCTGGCGTAGATTATAAGTTTGATACATCGTTCTACTCAACAAAAAAAGAAGAATCTAGAATAAAAGACTGGAAGAAGAAAAAGGTAAAAACTAAGTACCTTGTTATGAATGTATTATCTGGTTCCTCTGTTCATAAAGTATGGCCTTGGAATGATGAATTGATGGCCAGGTTTCTTGACATGCGAAAGGATGTTACATTTATTACTGTAGGTGATTATGCATGTAAACTTCTTGAGCAAGGATGGGAAAAAGAAAGTAGAGTAATAACCACATCTGGCGAATGGCCTATAAGAGACGTTTTAACATTGGCTAAATTATGCAATGTAATTGTAGGCCCAGAAACAGGAGTTTTAAACTCTGTATCTAACTATAGTAAAGTGCATAAAAGCTTATTTTTATCTCACTCATCAAAAGAAAACTTAAGTAAGCATTGGAATAACACTACAACTTTTGAGCCATTTGAGGCAGAGTGCTATCCTTGTCATAAAATGCATCATGGTTTTGACACTTGTGTTAGGGACAAAGAAACAGGCGGTGCTTTGTGTGCATCTAAAATACCAGTAGGTAAAGTTTACATGGATATAGCGAAGAACTTAAAATGAGCACTTATTTAGTTTTATGCCAAGATATGTCTAGAGACATAGGGATACCAGGTACTGGCCCCTCTAGTGTTACCGCTTCTGATCTTTCAGAAGAGGAACTTGCTGTTGTTCGGTATATCAAACAGGCTGATTTAGACATTCAAAGGAGATGGTTTAACTGGAACTTCCTATGGAGCGAGGCAACTATTACCCCTTCCATTGGAACTTCAACTCTTACATCTCCATCAGACCTTGGAAATTGGAAGCTTGATTCTATTGTTTGGTCTAAAGCTACCAGCGATTATCAAGAGCTTGATTATATGGATTGGGATGAATACAAACTTGAGTATAAACTTGGTGTTGTAGATTCAGGAACGCCTGAAGTATTTTCCGTAAAGCCTGATAACGTAATTGATGTATATCCTACCCCAGATGCCGCCACAACTATCTCCGCCGAATACTGGAAGACTCCTACCGAGCTATCAGCAGATTCAGATACATCTGCCATACCAGCTAGATTCCATAATATTATTATTTCTAGGGCTAAAATATATTATGGCGAAAACGAGGATGCTCCAGAAGTTTTGAGTGGCGCTTTAGCGGAATTTGAAGACTTGCTGGATAAACTTGAGTCAGATCAGCTACCTGGGCAGAAGAACAGAAGGTTCTCTAGGGTGCAAGATTTGTTTAATTATACAGTTACGCCAGAATGACAAAGCTACGAAATAGATTATTAAATCCTAGCGGACTTAAATCTAATTACTTTCCATTTACTGGGGGATTAAATCTAGTCGATCCGGCTTTGTCTATCACTCCGGGAGAGTGTGTATCTGCTGATAACTTTGAGGTAGATACTAGGGGGAGGTATCAGCGTCTTGATGGCTATGAAAGAGCAGATGGTCAAACTCTTCCATCAGAAATAACTTTCTATAGAATTCCTTTTACTACTGGAACATCTAGAGATTCAGTATTTAATAGCGCTTATAGCACTGCTTTTGATCTACAAATTCCGTCTACTGGGGATATGGTTAAGGGGGAAACAGGCGGGGCTATAGGGTCAATTCTTCGGGTTAGTGTAGAAGATGTTACTGGAGATTCTGCTGCAGGTTCTTTTTCTGGGTCTGATGCTGAGGGATATGTATATTTTATAGTAACTAGCGGAACATTGCAAGACGGAGAAACCTTGCTATTTTTAAATAAAGACAGCGCTTTTGGTAGCGCATTTAATGTGGAGTATAAATAATGGGAACACCTACGGCCTTAAGAAAAACTAGGGCAGTCCTTACCGGCACAAGTTTTGCAGATAATACTACTGGCGCTATTACGGCGCAAATGTTGAGGCAATATGTTGAATCTGACATGGGTGGATATGCCTGCATCAATCATGCTTCTGCTGATGGAACTCCGGTTGCCCAAGCAATTGCTAATGGAACTACTGTAACTATTGATTGGTCTTCTGGCTCGTCTGGTTCTGATGTTGCTCAAGATACTGGCACTGTATCTTCAACTACTGTTGGAGCGGATGCTGATTATGCAAACGACCAGATTAGACTATACGATAAAGGTTTCTATCTTGTTTCTTGCAATCTTTGCGTAAAACAATCAGCTACTGCCAATATTGTTTGGACTGCAATGGTTTCTACTGATAATACTGGCGGAAGCACAACGGATTCTCCTGCGCTAAAAGGAATTCAATACATTACCAATGCTAATGATGTTGCTAACTTTAACATGAGCGGCATTATAGACTGCACTGGTCATACTACATATACTGATGTCTACGCTAGGATAAAGCATGATAACGGCAGCAGTCAAAATATGCTACTTCAATATGGTCAATTGTCTGCTATTAGGATTGGATAATGGGTCTGTATGCAACATCAGTTGCTTATGGCCCACCAGTATTAAGGGATACATACAGCAGCTCTTCTATTGTTGCTGAAGCCAAAACAGCAATAGAAAACCAAAGAGGCGTAATTACTATTGTTCCGGGAGAAGGCTCAGTGTTTGGTGTCTGGGTCTACAATGGAAATATTTATGCTTTTAGAAATAAAGCTGGTGGCGCTTCTGCTGGTATGTACAAATCATCCAGCTCAGGATGGACTGAAGTAAATCTTGGCACAGCTTTAAATTTTGATAATACTACTACAGATGGAGAGCCTACTCCAGGAAATACTGGGACACCAACTACATTAGAAGGTGGGACTAGTGGAGCAAGTGGAGACTTAGCGGGAATTTCGTACAGTGGATTGTGGGAGACAGGTGCTTCAGGCACTATGGTGCTTACTAATATATCTGGAGTTTTCCAAGACAATGAAGATATCAAAATGCCTTTGCTTGCATTTGATACTGGCACATCAGAGATTAGTGCGGGAGATACTATAACAGGGGATTCTTCTGGAAAGACTGCGGAAGCAACCAGTGTAACCGTTACGTCTGGAACATGGTCTGCAGGGTCAGCTGCTGGGTATATTTCAATCAAGAATAATACTGGAACATGGACAAATAATGAAAATATTACTGTTCTTGGTTCAAATAAAGCGCTAGTAAATGGGGCCTCAGAACCTACAGCAGTAACTGTAGCAAAAGCAGACGGCACTACTTATGAACAGACTATTGCTCCTGGCGGAAAGTACGAGTTTATAAACTATAACTTCCGTGGAGATGCTACAGGCATTACTATGTATGGAGTTAATACCGTAGACAAAGGGTTCTCTTGGGACGGCACAACCTTTATAAAGATTAGCACAGGTACTGAAACAGATACTCCAGAGCATATTATAGCACATACTAAGCACTTGTTCTATTCCTTCCCTAACGGCTCAATACAACATTCAAGTATTGGTGCTCCAAACAAATGGAGCGCAATAACCGGGGCAGCAGAGCTATCAGTTGGCGATGTGGTATCAGGATTCTCTACAGAAGTAAATAATGTAATGTCCATCTTTACTAAAAATGAAACCTTTATGTTGTATGGGTCTTCATCTGCTGATTGGGCGCTTAAGAGATTCCACCAAGGAACTGGTGCTGTACCATACACATTGCAGAAGATGGATCAAACATTTTTCCTGGACGATAGAGGGCTTACTTCTATCTTTACTGTCCAAGCATTTGGTGATTTTCTATCTGCTGTTGCATCAGACGCAATTGATCCTTATATACAGAAGAAAAAGGATAATGCTATATTGTCCGTGAAGGTTAGGGGAAAGAATCAATATAGATTATTCTTTGATGATAAGACGGGCATTACGATGACCTATATAAACAGGCAGAATCAAGGTATTATGCCTTTTACTCTTAAGCATCAGATATCTGCTGTTTGCTCTGCTGAGGATTCAAATGGATTTGAAGTTATCTACGGCGGGTTTGATGACGGGTATGTGCGTAAGATTGATTCAGGAACCAGTTTTGATGGTGAATCAGTACCATCTTTTATCAGAACAGCATATCATAACTACGGCTCTCCACAGACAAAGAAAAGGTTTAGAGATTTAAATCTTGAGGTTAACGCTGATACTTCTACGGATTTGACTGTACAGCCCAGTTTTGATTATGGTGGAACTTTCAGCCCAAGGAGCTCTCCTTCCGCTTCATCTTACACTGTAAATGTCACTGCAGATCAGTGGAATGAAGATGATATATCTAATGATACTACTGGGATCACAGTTGTAGCATCAGAGAGAATTAAAATAAATGGTATAGGAACCAACATGGGGCTTATTATTAAAAACGAATCTACTTACGACAAACCAATTACGCTTCAAGGAGCGGTTGTGAACTATTCTCTCAGAGGTATTAGGCGATGAAAATTCCAGTACATAGTGGGCGAACAAGCCTTGCATACGTAACAGACGAGGAGCGTAAGCTTCTTAGACGAAGGGACGCTGTAAAAGGATCGCCTAATAAGAAAATGTCACATGGACTTCCTAAACTTGATGGCGGAGACTATAGAGCAGATGCCGCTAGAGCTAAAGACCTTAGAGAAAAAGAAAAAGCTCTTATGGATTTTGGGTTTGAGAAAAGAATGACTGCCCCAGGTGAAGAGAAATATGTTCACCTAGGAAAAGGATTGTCAGCCGGTCATGTTGGAGCGCCAATAGATACTCCTGTTAAATACGGTACTGGGGCTGATGAGATTATTAGCCTCCCAGGAATGGGTAGTGTTGCAGCTGCTCCTAAACCAGCACCAAAACCAGAGCCTATTAGTGTAGCTGAACCTTCTGGCGGTGTAGGAAGCGGTAGCGCTGCAAGACCTTCTACACCAG